GTAGGCGGCGGAGTCGTAGGTGGCGGCGTGGTAGGCGGCGGCGTCGGCGGAGGCGTCGGCGGCGTCGTCGGCGGCGTCGGCGGCGTCGTCGGCGGAGTCGGCGGCGGCAGCGGCGGCGTAGGCGGAGGCGGCGGCGTCGGCGCGCTCGGCGTAGGCGTAGGCGGCGGAGGCGGCGGCGTAGGCGGAGGCGGCGGCGTCGGCGTAGACGGCGGCGTCGGCGCGCTCGGCGTAGGCGTAGGCGGCGGAGGCGCGGTACCTTTCCTCAAAATTTAGCCACTCTTTGCCGCTACCCAAAAGCGCCATGCCTTCAATAACCGGATCAATGATCGATTGCGTTTTAGCGTCAACCTCTGGAAGCGCCCGAAGCTCGGCCTCTAAGAACTTCCAAGATACAAACTCTAGTTTTTTTCCGTCCGAACCAATCGCATGTGGTATGTCCGCAAAAAATTGCTTTGCGTCTTGGGGGCTTAATTGCTCAAAAATGTGTTCACAAACATTGACCAAAGCGGCAGGCATATTGAACCTTTCAGTCACCCTTTCCGCCTTGTCAGATTGCGTTAAGCAACCGATAAAGCAACCTCTGCCACCCTCCCAATATACGCCTTGAATAACTTCGTCAGCGACGATGTGCTTCGCAACTTCCTCTTTCATTACCTCAATGTTTTTCGTGAGCATGTCAGTCCCTTCCTACTGTTCGCCGCACATGATGCGGGCTTTTTGTATAATCTGGTTCGCCGTTTCGCGCAATTGCGGATCTTGGTTAACCTTTCGAACGCCGTGCAAAATTGAAGTGTGGTGCCATGGTTTCGGCTTTCGCAAATGACCTATCTGGGGGTAGCTCAAGCCGACGCTTTCATAAAGCCCGGCCCACAGTGCCCATCTAGCGTGACTAATCACCCTCCACTTTAAAGGCCCGTGCAAAACATCTTTAGACATTCCCGTGAGCTCTTCTGCGGTCTCATACATCGCGCGGATTAAAATGTGGCGTGCGTATGCCTGGCGATAGGTGTGCTGGCTTGCTTCGAATGTGGCGTTAGGGCTTACCATTGGCTTGCCCTTCCTTTGGTGCGTCAGGCAGGGGCATCCAGTGAGTGGGATATGTGAAATTTCGGCCATCTTCAGTCAACCAAACTTGATTGCCGCGATCCCAAAGGCTAGTGCCTTGAAATTCTCCATCCCAAGTCAAAACAATGCCACCATCTTTCGGCGCTGTCTCAATCGGTTGCCATTTAGGCGCACCCCAAAACGCTGCGGCCATATCGACAACCTCGCCGTGATAGTGCGGGTCGTTTGCCTCTGCGGACTTCTCGAGGAGATCCGCAACCGCTGCGTGCTCTGTCTCGCCGTTGCCGCTGATGAAAAAATCATCGTCTGGGCTGGCCCAATCAAACCACGCTGACCAATCGTGGTTTCGCGTCGGGACTGGCGGCCTGTCGTGGCTGGTCTTGATGTTGTGCGTGAATGTCATGCTGTTTCCCTTCCTTTTCCTATCCACAGCCTACACGTAAAAAACTTGGTTGCAAGCGCATTGTTTAAAAACCGTCAGTTTTTGTTGATACGCTTTGAAAGGCCCGCTTGCCTAACGATCTCGTTTGCAGTCGCCCCAGAAACTCGGCGTTCTTTCGTGTCAGGCTTCGCCTGTTTGCGCTTTGGTCGATCATTCAACCTTTCATCGGCTAATCTGACAATTAGGGTTTCTTGCCGCGCCCGCGCAGCAATGTCGCCAGGATGCGGTTTGCGCTTTCGTTCTGGGTTGTCGGCTGACAGCCACCAGCGGCACGCCTCTTGCAGCGCCCATGCTGGGAAAGATTGCAATTCTGCTAACCAATCCTCAGCAATCGCCGCTTGGATATTCGCCGGAAGCTGGGAAACGAAGTAACTCGCCAGAAGTGTCGCCACCCTGCCCGAAGTCCACTCCCTGCCCGCTGGCTTCATCAGCTTCTCCACCATCGGGCGGTGTTCCTCGCTGACCTGCGATAGCGAACCCCGCAAAAAGGTTTTCATGGCTAGTGCCTGCTTTTGCGGATCGGTTTCTGTCGTTAGTTGCTTCATTGGGTCGGCCTTTCGGTGTGTTGCTGTTTCTCATCCAGTTCCGCCAAGTGGCAAGCCAATCGCGCTTGACGCCTTTTTGCCCGGAAACGCTTATCCAATAATCTCTAAACTTGTCGGCCTCGGTTCGGATCTGATCGGGTTCCCATCCCTCGCCAACCGCCCACTGGCCCCACTGGCTTGGAAGCACCCAATCGTCAGGCAATCGGGTTCCTTTTGAAGCGGGTTTTTTGGATATACCTTTAGGTATGTCTTTTATCTTATCTGTATCTGGTTCTGTATGGTTAAGCCGTGGCTTTTCTAAGTCATTGTTTTTATTGGGTCCGCTTGCATTTTCAGCCTGTTTAACTTGAACTTTTCTCAAACTTTCAAGCTCTTTATCTGCCCGTAAGTTCGATATGATACCGTTTTCAGAATGGATTTTGCCGCCTTCAATCAGTGCAAATCGGTGCCTATTCCAAGCCCTAACGCTGCACCCAAGAAGCCCAGAAATATATCTCGGATCGTCTGGAAGCTCGCCGCCTTGCATGTAGATCAAGTCAAGAACCAGGCGGTAAGCGGCCTTCAATTCGAATGGCATTCCAATCGTGCCTTCGATGAAATCGCGCGGGTAGGCTTTGTAATACGGAAGCCCGTTCATAGCGGCTTGCCGACCGGTCGCGGGTGCGCTAAATTCTGCTTATTCATGGCCGAACTCCTGTTCAAGTCGGTTGTGTTTGGGCGGGGTCGAGTGCTGCTAACACTCCCCTGCCCGCTCTTTATACGGGCAAGCTTTGAGATTATCAACATGCGGGAGGGCGCTTTAAGGGCTTGCGCTCAATATCCGCGCGGCTATGTTGGTCGGTGTCGCGGGTTTTTTCCTTCCTTTCTTACCTCGACACAGGGGCGGTTTGAGCTTGGTTTGCGCTCGCCGCCCCACTTATTTCAGCACCAGCACAACGCACGCGGGCTTCATCGGCTGACCACGCTCCAACGTGATGCGGTCGCACTTGTGGTCGTCCCACTTGCAAGCGTCTGACACGCCATCGATTGCCGCCTTGCAACTTGCAAGCATGTTATCGAGATCTCGCCTGCGCCTGTCTGGCGGGTGAAACGTCAAAGCCATTTCGCTAAACTGAAAGCCGTCCGGCCCAACGCCCGCTTCTTTTGCCGCCCAATAACCTGCCGACCTTGCGGCCTTGCGGTCGTCGTCTTTCTTGGCCCACTTGCCGCGAGCGTTAGGGCTTAGTTTAGCGCTGGGCCAGGGCAGGGTGATTTTCATTCTGCCGCGAACAAATCCATGCCAGCATTTGCGGCATCTTGAAGGTTTAAGTTTGCTTGTGCCGCATATTCTTTTTTCAATTCAAAGCCGATATATTTCCGCCGTGATTTCAGCGCTTCATATCCTGTTGAACCAATGCCGTTAAACGGATCAAGCACTACATCGCCGGGGCGCGAATACAGCCGCAAGCATCTGGCAATAACGTCAAGTTGCAGCGGACAAACGTGCTTTTCATCATTCGCGCCTTTAGCCTTGCGGAAGTTGCGCAAAACATTGCCTTGCTTAATGTCCATCCAAACAGGCGAGGCGACTTGCTGCCACTCCATCACATCAAATTCAGCTTCTTTCATAAGTTCAGACAAAAGTTTGTCATCTGGAATATTTGCGCACAATCCTTGCCGCCGCAAATCCTCCAACCATTCGCGCGCAATCTTTGTTGCGGTCTTTGTGTCGCCGGGCGCTGCGTGTTCCGCAGGGCGCTCGTTTACACCATCCTTGCGGAAAAACAGCATATAATCAGGCATTCCAACCCGGTTAAAATTGCTGTCTTTTCTGATCTGTTTGTAAAGCAAGCCCACGGCTTTCGTGCGTTGCATTTCAACGACTGGATCTTTCCAAATTGTAGCGCGTCCGTGGTAGATTAACCCGGCTTCGGTATGGGCGCGCACTAGGTCGCCGGAAAAGTCCTGCAATCCTACTGCGCCGTGCTTGCCTTTGCGCATCGGTAAATCCGTGCAGTGAATGCACGCAATCCGACCAGGACGCAGAACGCGCGTCAAAGCCTCGGCAAAAAACCGATATTGGTCCATAAATGACTGACCTTCGCCAGCATTGCCTAGATCCCGCTCGCTATCCGAATATACAAACAAATCGCCAAACGGCACCGACGTAATTACGCAATCAACGCTGTTTTCCGGCATAGCCCACATGCCCTCAACGCAATCAGTTTCAGCGTGTATTGCCCAATCATTACCGCTATATTCTGGATTTTTCATGATGTTTTCCTTCCATTAACCCAAGATGGGAAAGCTAAGTCTATCGGCCTGTTATATTCAACCCTAGTTTTAATGTTTTGCTGCGCTCTGCCCATAGCATCAGCCATTCGGCGCTTCATCTCCGCGTGTTTTTCAGACTTTCCGTGAATGGCGTGCCAAATGGCTGCTTCCGTATCTGCCAACACAAGATCATTGCGCACAACACCTGTCTGCCCAAATCTATAAGACCTTCTTACGGCTTGATAGTGCTGCTCATAGCTGAAAGAAATTGACGCAAACACTGCGTGCGCACAGTGCTGCCAGTTAAGGCCAAATCCTGCAAGTTTTGGTTTGGTGACAATCGCGCGAAAGTCACCATCCGCGAAGCCAAGCAACAATTCTTCCTTTTGCTCTGGCTTCATATCGCCGCGAACCTCCGCCGCCCCTAGAATGATCTGGGCCAAGGTGGCGCTTTCGTCATTTGTCTCGCACCAAATCGTTACGGGCGCGTCATGTGTGGCAAGTTCAGCGGCACGTTCGCACCGCGCCGCCATGGTTAGCCGTTTTTCGGCGTGGAAGCTGGTTGCGCTCAATTCGGGTATGCGAAACAAATTGCCTTGCGTGTCTTCTTGTCGATCAGCTGCAACAGTGTGCAATCGGCGATCAATCTCGGGCAGAATGTATCCATCATCATCACCGCCCAAATCGCTTGGAAGCGTTGCGCAGCGCGACCACGACGCCACCCAAGACCAAAAGTCCTCAATTGCGTGGCCTTTCAGTCGCCACTCTTGAGATGCTGTTGCGGTGTCGTTGATAAACCACTTTGAGAGCATTTCTTGCTGCCGCATAACGCCTAAAAACTCGGCATGATTGCCTAGCTCCATATGGTCGTTTGGCGAAGGTGTCGCGGTCGCTGCCAGTTTGAAATGGCAATCCTTAAACGCATCCATAAGTATATTGCGAGTGCGCCCGGCAAAAGATTTTAGAATGCTACTTTCATCCAATACGACACCGCCAAACGCAGATGCGTCCAGCTTAGGAAGCCGCTCATAGTTTGCGACATTAACGCCACGAACGACTTGAGATTGTTCCTTAACTTGCACCGCCTCAATGTCAAACTTCTGCCCTTCGCGCACCATTTGCGCAGCGACAGCCAAAGGCGTCAAAATTAACGCAGGCTTTCCGGTTTTCTCAACAACCTGCCGCGCCCATTCCAATTCGCAAAGAGACTTTCCCAAACCAGTATCTAAAAACAACGCCGCT